CGGATTTCTTGTGGTTATCTTCGATTGCCGAGAAAGATTCGTGCTCAAGAATTGGGCCCCACTTTTCGACAAGAGCTTGATAGTTTGTCTGTGACATTGTGTTCTATCTCCTTGTTTGGGTTTTACTGTTTTTATTTATATAAATTGTGTTTTCAAAAATTATGATTTGTTTCGCGCGTTAAGAGCCTCAACAAGAGCGTTGATTGAAGAATGGTCAGAAACCGGTACTTTGATTTCCGCTTCTTCTAATACAATCTCTTCTTCCTCAACTTCTTCAGTTACCACTGGTTTATCATCCGCAAAGAAAGATTCTTTAAGGGTGTTTAAGTTAGCAGTATATTCGTCAATGCTTTGGAAGTCAAGCTTTTCAGAAAGAACCTTTAGGCGTTCACGCTGAGTTAGCGTCATACCTTCAGATAATTCGTCAAAGACTTTAGCCGCTTGGAATGCAGCAATTTCTTTTGCAAGAGCAAGGTTATTGTCGATTTGTTTGTTCGCTTCTTCTTTCAAACTAGCAACCTCTTCTTCTAAACCTTTAACAACATCTACAGTTTCGTCATCAACTTCGATGTTATGCTCTTCAAACAGTCCACGAAGGCCATCCATTAATGATTCAGCCATCTCTACTTTGATGCCTGACTCGATAGCCAATTCATTTTCCTGCATCCACTCTTCAACAACGTAATCGAGATATGAATCAAGATTTTCAACCATTGTAGCAACAGTTGACTCAACAGATTCCTGTAGATCTTTTTCAAGCTCTGCAGTTTTCTCTTCGACAATTACGCTTGCCTTAGCCGTGGCGGCTTCATTTACTGCGGCTTCAAATACAAGTGTTGCCTTGTTTTTGAAATCTTCAGAAAGATCCATGCCGTCAAACATTTTGGCGACGGATTCTTCAACAGTAATGACTTCTTCTTCGATGATTTCTTCAACAACGTTAGAATCTTCTTTAACAGATCCTTGTGGAGTTTTGACATCATCTTCTACGTTATCAGCTTTGCCTACTGGCGTTTTCTTTGACGCTTTACCTGCATTAGGTGCCCCACCTTCTGGTGCAGCAGGTCCTTCAACAGATGAGACGCCGTCAGCAGATACAACTTTTTCTTCAATTTGTTCTGACATAATTGGTTCTCCTCTTAGTAAGATTATATTGTTGGTATGCAATATTTATACAATTCTTATTTTCTAATTGACTCAATGAAGCGTGCAAATGCAGCAGCCGCTACCGCCTCATCAATTTGCCTTACAGTCCGTTTGTAATGACGTTTCACTTCTCGTTGGATCTCTTCAACAACTTCTGCAACTTCCTCTTGCTGCTGTTTAGGCAGCCAATTGTTTGATGCAATGTCGTAATAGAACTCAACGTTTTCCATAATCCCTTGTACGAAACAATTAGGACCTGAAGGATCTGTCACAATATCAACTGTGGCCAGATGGAAATCATCTTGTACTTCCATAATACCATTTTTGGATTTTACAGAGCCAAGACCACGGGTTGAAACACCGCAAGTAATACCTTCATCTAGCAAGTTCTTAACAATCTCACCCATAGGTGTACCAAGAATTTTTGCTTTCCCGACAAAGTTGGAACCTTCTCTCCTCATTTCAGTAATTAAGTGGGATACTCTATCGCCATTAATGGTAGGACCATCAGGATGACCCAATTCGCCGATAGCACGCTTTGTATCAATGAAATCTTTTTGATAGCGGTTCATTTCTTTTTCTAAAACCGCGGTCGGATAAATTCGGCCATTACGGTTTTTAATGTCACCTTGCATAAAGATCCCTTCAATGTAATGGGATTTTTTGCCGGTTGCTTCGTCAAGTTCCGTTTGATATGAAACGGTATCGTTGACTTCTGTAATTAACTTCATATTATCCGTCCTTTAATTCGTCTGCAATATATTTATAATTATTATAACGCTTCTCTTGCAAAGCCTAGAATTTCATTATATCCGTCTTTATCTTTAACTAAAATCTTACGCATTTCTTTTGAATTGCGCGGATTTAAATCTGCAAAGAATTGAGTTAATAGCTTAGCATCATCTCTTGAAACCTTAACCTTTTCGCCGCTATCAAGAGAAAGAATAGAAGTTTTGATTGTAAACTTTTCTTCAAGTTCAGTTGATTCCCACGGTGCTTTTTTCAAGGTAACCTTCTTCTTTGTTTTTCCACGTTCATCTTGACTATCCAAGGCTTGACGCATTTGTTTAACTGTAAGCTTTTTCTTTGGTGCTGGTTTCTTTGCTTCTTCTAATGATTCAACCAAACCAACCTTTTTCAATTCAGCATATACACGTTCGCGAACATCGGTATCTAATCCATCAACCATGCGGTTTAAGCGAGCAAGTTCTTGTCCTGCCTGCAAGATATTGATACGAGCAATCGTTTCCATAGATTTAGCAATAGCAAGGAAATCTTTTTTGTCAACACCGCCATTTTTGTTTGCGTATGCTTTCATATTCTTAGCGCCGGTAACGAACTTCTTTTGCGTATTTGCATCGAGCTCTTGAAGATCTTCAACTGATTCGAGCATACTTGCTGCTTTTTTCATATTTACAGTTTGAAATTTACCAGATTCATCTGTGATCTTAAATTCAAACTTGCCGTTAACAACAGATACGTTAACGTCAAATTTCTTCATTCCTTTTCCACGCAAACCTGTTGCTGAAATGGAACCTTTTGCTTTGCCTTTGCTAATCTTAGGAGCTGCTTCGTCTAGTTTAGCTTCTTCAATGCTTTCTACGTAACCTTTATCGCCAGGCTTTTTACCATGGTTCATTACTTGTTTACCAAGTGGTGTGAGGTTGCCTTTTTTATCATACATTTGATTTACTAGCTTTTTCTCAGCTGCTGTTAATTCGTCTAGTTTTGCTTCGTCTAGCTTATTAATTAGTTCTTCATTTTGTTTTCTTAAAACTGCACGTACCTGTGGATGATTTGACAAACCTTTTTTGATTTTATCAATTTGCTTAACTGCACCTGTCATATTACCACCAGCATATCTTTTATCTGATGCAATACCTACCGCCATCTTTACGTGTTTAGGATCGTGTACTTCGTCTAATTCGGCTTTTTCTTTAAAGCTCAAACGGCGACCATCAACGGTTTCTTCTTTTTTCTTTTTTCCCTTTCCGGCAATTCTGTCTTGTACTGCGGAACCAACCGCTCCGCCAACAACTTTACCGACAATACCTGCGCCTGCACTATGTGCAAGAGCCGCACCACCAATTGCGCCTAGAATGCCTTCATTAACTTCTTCTTTAATCATATTGCCACAGCAACCGCATTCCTGCCCAACTTCAGCAGAAGCATGATCTCCACCGCAATGCTTGCAATCTGGTCCGCACCCACAAGATGCTTCTGTCAACTCAGTCTCTTCATTCATGCCCATGGACATTGTTTCAGCTGTAGCATATCCATATAGTGTTTGCATCTCTTTTGCAACACCAGCAAGCTTATTTTGAAACCATTCCTCAGGATCTGCAGTCGTAGCAATATAACGAGCAATACCTTGAAGGTTATGAGCCATTGCTCTTAATTGGCCCATCATCATCGGCTTTTCTTCACCAGGATCTTCTGTTAACTCAGCAGAGTCAGGATCCTCTGCTTCTTCAGGCATATCAACAATACTGTCGTCGCCATCGGAAGTTTTATATGCTGCATCGTATGCCGCCGCATCTTGACCCGGCATAAAATCTGCTAGACGTTTCTTCGGTGCGGTTGATCCGTTAAAGATATGATCCTGTCCAGACGGCTGAGCATCAAATCTTTGTACTACATGTTGGTCAACGAAAGCGCGTTCGCCAGCAGATTTTGGCTCAGCAACCTCCGAGATTAGTTTTTTAAATGACTTAGCCATCTTTGACTCCTAAATATTTTTTCTATAAGTATTTATAAAATTTCTTATATATCGTCCATGTCGTCGTCGGGTTCGACTTCTTTTTCAGTCTCGATTTGTTTTTTCATATTTTCCATGTCTTCTTCCGACATTTGAAGAATATTCTTGATTACCCATTCTCTTGAATAGTAAACCCCAACATGTTCTTCAACGTCACGAAGTGTGGTCATACGTTCACGCATAATTTCAGCTTGCTTAAGTTCTTCAAAGTAGTTATCTTTAACGAAATCAAACCGAATAGCATTCTTAATCTGCGCAAATTCTTCTGGTGTCATAAAACCTTTAAGAACAAGTTGCTTCTCAAGGATATTGACAAACAACCATGAAAAACGTGCACGCATACGGCGAATAAATTTAGCAAACTTCATTTCGTCACGTGTAATTTCAGATACTCGACCAAACGAATACATTGTCTCAGGCTCAAGTCTTGACAATGGAACCCTTAACGATTTATATAGTTTGCGTTGAAAATACTGCATATTTTCATCAGTACTCAACGCTTGTGATGCACCGCCTGCCAATGTATCAACTTCAGTAGATCTTTCTCCACCACGTCGTGGGAACCAAAAATCCTCAGTCATTGTCATCATTTTACGTGCATCAGATATTTCGCCGGTGGTTGCGTTGTACTGCAACTTATTCTTATGGCGAGTCATCATATCTTTTAGATACTGCTCAGCCTTAGACTTAGGCAAATTACCTACATCAATATAAAAAATTCTGCGTTCAGGTGCTCGGGTTAACGTATAGATAACTGTTGCATCTTCAAGCATTCTTAATTGGTTAAGTGGTTTGATTGCAGGATGAATATAAGAAAGAACTAGTGAATTATTTTCGTTCATTTGCCCTGATGTAATACGGACAATAGAATCTTTAGCAATCTTATAACCTGCGGTTACTCCACCTTGACCAGATGATGCGCCTTGACCGCCAGTAAAGCCATTTTCAGAATACATATAATATTCAGATTTGACTCGTTTAACTGGGATTCCTGAGTGCTCATCTTTACCTTTTTTATCAACCTCACGAATAAGTTTAATTTTGCGTGGATCAATATATCTTAATTCTTTAATACCTTCTGATAGATTTTCTTTATCAATCATTAAGTGATAGTTTAGTCGACCATCAACATAAAATTTGGAAAAGGTATCATATGCCTGATTTCTAAAATCAAGCAACGACAAGACATTATCAAATTCATCACGAATTTTATCTTGTACTTTTGACGGAAGGTCGGTGTCATCTAATACAATTTCAACAACCTTGTCGTCAGTATCAACGTTAATAGCTTCGTTTACTACTTCATCAATTGCTTGCGCAATTTCAGGGTGCATAGACATACCACGATACTTAGTGACAAGTTCAGATTCGGTTTTAGCCGTACCTTCCATGTCAAGCATCGTGCCATAAAACCCACCAAGAGCATTACCTACGGTAATAGCACCGTCATCATTAGACGGTTCAGCGAAAGAGACTGGTCTGTTTTTTACTTCAGTCTCTTCCTCTGCCCTTGTGATCTCAAATCCGAAGACTTTCATTTAAATTTCCTTCATTATATATTAAGTAGTTGGAATGCCGGTGTTACCTTCGACTCTCCATAAGTCATACTGGAATGTAATCCCAAATTCTTCAATAGAATCTTGCTGCGACCAATCTAAAGCAATTTGGTCAAGAGCAATTGGGTAAATGCCTTCAAAGACATATGTTCTTAATGGTGCACCGTCTTTACCAAACTGAGTAACAAGTGCGTTTGACTTGTAATCCTGCGGTAAAGCACGCGTATTAGAATCATGCGAGTTAA